CAGAAATTCCTGGAATGTAGACTTTCCTTATGATGGGTTTTACGCACTCAAAGCAACTGTTGATAATGCTGGTAGAATTTTGATTGATGGTAAACCAGTGATGCAGGCAAACTATATTCCGACATACATGAAAAATACCAAAGGTGGGAGTGGAGTAGAGCGTAGAAGTGGTATTGATGCTATTGATGGTGGAATAATTTTTAACTGGAGAGAGAATAATCCTACAGCTAAAAAAATATTCATAACAAAAGGACTTCATAAAATTGAGGTAGAGGTAGAAAACGGTATAACAGAAACATTCAACGAAATAGACGAAAAAATATTCAGCACAAAAGATTGGTCATTCATAACCACTAATCAGTCTCCCGCTATTGCTGGTGTTGTCTATGAAGGTCCTCCACTTTTTGCATATCAAGATAATAGGTGGGGAGAGTTTATGAATGATAACTCAGTTTCTCCTGAAATAGAAAGTTCTGAAAATGCAGCTCGTTACATGCAACCTGATGGAAGAAAAAGATTTACTTGGAAAGATGTTAAATTTCCTGAAAGTGGGCAATATGATGTAACATTTCTGGCAGATAGTAATGCAATATTATTCATTAGTGGACAAGAAGTTTTAAGATCCCAAGGATTTGCAGAAAATCCACAAACTTTTAAAATAAATATTACTCAAGGAACATATGAAATTAATGTTGATAGTGATTATCCTTACACTATTAGTCCAGAAACAAATACGGAAGAATATTTTAGAGAAATTAATCCTTCCGGAATTGCATTAGTTATCACCAAGAAAGTTTCAGTTCTTGCCGGTACTGGAAAACCTTGGACTGAAAACCCGATGGGCATCTCCGCGATTCTTATTCCGCCCCCTTGCCCCAGAGTTATCAAAGGTAAGGGTGTAGTAACCAGAGTGGATGTTGATGATCCTGGAAACTCTTTTCCGCCACCACCTGGACCTGGATACCCAGTTACATTAAGATTAAAGAGTGTTAACGTTCTAGATCCAGGTATTAATCATAATTGTGGTGTGGATAAAATTGAAATCACTCCAAGCAATGGCGCTGTCCTTGACTATAATTGTGATTCTTTTGGTAGAATTAGAGAGGTTATAATTAAGGATCCCGGTCTTGGTTTTACAACATATCCAAACATTCGAATGGTTACTGATACGGGTATTAACGCAACCTTTGCTCCTCAGTTTGAAGTCATAAGAGACCCAATTGTCTCTCCAGAAAAACTCATTCAAGTTACAGATCTTGTCGGACTAAAACAAACTGGATATGTGGATGGTCGTGCATATTATGGTGCAGTATTTCTCAAAGATGGTCTTCTTTTCGCTGGATTTTACGAAACACCTGGAGAACTTGTTCAAGTTTATGCTACACTTAAGGAAAGCATCGATGCTCAAGTCACGACTCGCCCATCTGCAATTCAAAGACAGGGTACAGATATCACGAGTAATGATCCAAGACTTAATATTCCTAATACACCAGATCAAATCATTTAATCCGATTAAATAGTTACCACACCATTAAATTATAATGACGCAACCTAAGAATGCTGCCGACGTAAAAGCACGATCACCTGAATCAAACGCTCCGCCAACAGGATCTGATACAGCAAAGCAGAATTACACTGCTGTCACATATGGCAATGATAAGGGTGGCGTAGGTTTTGGTGTTATTCATCAACCTGCAGATGTCACGTCTGCGGTAATGCTTTATACTCCTGATGCACAGCACACCTTCTCTATGGACGCTGATGGTCCAAGAAAGGGTTGGACCACATCATTATCACCTGGCAACTTCCAGGTTGAATGTGGGAGTGCAAATAAAGAAGCAAATGATAGCTTGATGTTAAATGCAAAAAATGGTAATATAATTATTAAAGCCAGTAACGGAAAGATAAGACTTGAGGGCACAGATATTGAACTAATTGCTGTTGGTGAAGGAGGTAGTAAAGGAAATATTCGTTTAACTGCTACAGAAAACATCAGCACTGACTCAAAAAAATTCTCTGTAAATGCAACCACAAGTTACAGAATATTCACATCAGGTACCGGAGAGGTGGTTGCTAATAGTATTCTCAAGTGTTATGGGTCAATTTTTAAAGGAGTTGATGATTCCTGTGCGGTAAAAAATGCTAAAAATGGTGGAAAAAATTTCGTAGAAAAAGTCACACAAACATAGGAGTTTAATTAAAATGGATTTACCTGATTTGGTAGTTGGAGGTCAACTCAAAGTAGGAACTGGTATTGTTCCTGCAATTAAAGAAGGGGATACAAAAATTAATGGATCTGCATATGTTGAAGGTCCAATGGTGGTTGGGTCTCCAACGGAGTTTTCAACAGCACATGCCACATTGATGGTTGCACCACTTACAAATAGTGATCCAGATTCAGATCCTACTGAAAGATCTTTACATGTAAGAGGAGATGTCAAAATTGAAGGTGATGGTCAAACAAGCAATGCATTATATGTAACAGGATCAACAACTGATGTTGTGTATATTGATGGTGATTTATATGTGAGTGGAAAAGTAGACTGTGATAATAAAGGTAGGCTTGAATCTAGATTCTCTCAGGCAGATGCAAGACCAAAACCTTTTGATATGGTTCATCCATCTTTGGGTGAAGGAAATCGTCTCCGTTACGCATGTATTGAGGGACCAGAGGTTGGCGTATATTTTAGAGGTAGACTAAAAAATAGAACAGAAATAGAACTTCCTTGGTATTGGAAAGATTTGGTTCATATTAATAGTATTAGTGTTCAGTTACAACCCATTGGTGCTTATCAAAACATCATTGTTAAAAAAGTTGATGAAGAAAAAATACATTTACAAGAAAAGGATGAAACACCAATTGATTGTTATTATCACATTTATGCCGAAAGAAAGGATGTGAATGCTCTGGTCGTTGAATATGAAGGCAACGAATGGAGTGATTATCCAGACAAGGATTACAACGATCCTCAGTATGCAAATAAAGTGAATATCAACACACTATGAAAAAATTGATTTACATTGAAGAAAATTTTTTAAATCCTTTTTTGTGTAAATCATTTATAAATTTTGCAAAAAGTAATAAAGAAGAAATGCCATACGGAGATGAAAGTAGAGGTGGAGACACTTTTCTTACCACAGTAACTCATTCAAATCCTAATGAATCATTACCCAAAGAACCAATCGTCTCAGATCCAGATGGCAATTATGGTGCGATTTATTTGGGAGGAAACGTAGATCCAACTAACATTGAAATTAACAATAATGATTTACATGCAGAAGTTGTAAATGCTATCACCAAAATATGTAAATCCTTTGATAAAGAGATCGTATTAGATTATGTTGGTATTGTAAGGTGGCCTTCTGGAACTTTTATGAAACCTCACTTTGATAAAAATGATATACATGGACAGGATGTATTTGCAGCAATGCTTTATCTAAACGATGATTTTGAAGGTGGTTATACCTGTTTTGAAAATTTTGAAGTTAAACCAGAACCAGGCAAACTCATAATATTTTCAAACTCTTTATATTTGCATCATGTTTCAAAAGTTAAAAATGGGGAAAGATACGTTTTATCACTTTGGTACAAAGAAAATTGACAACAGCACTAGAACCTGCTATGATACCTAGGTAATCAAAAATAAACCGAATGCAAGGTGATATTACATCTCAAGGAGAGGTAAAGTCTGGTTGTGACAGTCATATTCTCTCTGCTAAAAAGAATTTTGATATTCCACACCCAACCAAAGAGGGATGGAGACTTCGCCATACTTGCCCAGAGGGACCATCTAATGATGTTTATTTTAGGGGAAGAGTTTTAAATAGAACAGAGATTTTACTTCCTGTTTATTGGAAAAAACTTGTTGATTGGACGACGATTACTGTGAGTTTAACTCCTGTCGGAGCACATCAAAATGTAATCGTCAAAAGAATTGATGAGGATAAAGTTTATCTTCAAGCACACGGTGGTATGCCAATTGATTGTTTCTTCTATGTCTTTGCGACTCGTGCTGATGGAGAGAGATTGATTTCAGAGTATGAAGGAGAAAGTCCAGCAGATTATCCAGGAGATAATAGTCAGTATTCCATCTCTGGATATCACTACGATGTAAAAGAGGGTTGATTATGACGGAGAAACACCTGATGATTATCCTGGTGATAATAAACAGTTTTTGATTGATGGTTGGGATTATGATCGCAGAAATCCACAGTGGGAAACCTCTTGACGACCACTCCTGACCGTGCTATGATACCTAAGTAATCGGCAAACGAACCAATGCAAGATGAGTATTTGACAAGCTGCGTGGTTGACCCTCTAAAGAAAACAGTGTATCTGTATTCAAATGAAGGCGACACGAAAGAAGTAACCTGCGATACAATCGAAGAATTTATGAACGTATTGGAGTTTGTTCGTAACACCGTGGATGAAAGAACTCTTACCTACGCAAATCCACTTTGAGTTTCATTTTAGGGGTAAAAAAATCCCGGTAAATTTTTTCACACGATACTTTTTTTTATAAAATATGAATTTGTATAAAATTTCCTACAAAAGTCTCAAAGAAGAACCTGTCAAAACTACACCACAAAACGTTCAAGAGGCAAATGAGGCACTTTTTACTGCAAAGTGGAATTTACCAACAGCAGCAAAACACTGCGGAATGTCACAAAAAGAAATGAAACTGACATTTTGGGAATATCTCAAGTATAATCCAATTACCTATTCTGGGTGATTTCTTGGGGCGGTGGTGGAATCGGTAGACACACCAGACTTAAAATCTGTTGGGCATTGCCCGTGGGAGTTCAAGTCTCCCTCGCCCTACCTAAATAATCAAAAATCGGTTGTCTATGAAATATCGCATAGATACTGCTTATTGTTGGTATAATAAGGGAACTCAAATTGTTCTAATGTATTTCATCAATGGAATCCCATTTACATTTGATGACCTGCCACACACAGCACTGCATATGGGAGAAGTGGTGGAAGCAGCAAGTCAATCACTCGCATATGAACCAGAAGACCTCTGTAAGTCTTCGTGTTATTTGATAGATGAACTTTGCCATCCAATGCTTTTTGATGTAGAATTGGAAAATCCTGAATTATTACCAGCAGATTAATGCCACTTTAGCTCAGCTGGATAGAGCAACGGTTTTGTAAACCGTAGGTCGTCGGTTCAAGTCCGACATGTGGCTTGAGTTCGCAAAAACTCCAAATGTCATTACTATCACAACGGGACAGGCAACTTGCCATTACCGCTTTTAATCACTATATTGATTTTCTTTCCAGTGAAGTAGAATTCCTTGAGAAAGAAGATATGCTAGATGATGTCAATTATGAAGAGTATAAATCAGAACTAACTGAATCCTATGCTTTGGTGAATTGGGTCAAACTAGAATATCAGAAAAATGAAAATTAATCTCTGGTATTGTAATGAGATGAAACAGTGGCGGTGGACTCTTGTAGATGACCATCGCCCGATTATCAAACAAGAATCAGGGCAACAACCAAACTTGAGAGATGCGATGAATGATGTCGCAAATACAGTAGAATGTATGATGAATGAAAAGTGAGTTTTATATTGATAAAGTTAGTAAAAGAGAAGCAGAGGAACTTTTACTCCAATACCACTATCTAAAAGACATCTCTAAGTCTTTTAAGAGTGGTTATAACTATGGTTTGTTTCTAAAAAATGACTTCTGCCCACTCAAAATTGGTGGATTACTGGGAGTTTGTATCTTTACTGGACTTCCTGTGCCTGAAGTCGCAAAAGGAGCATTTGGACTTGAGAGAAATGAACAAGAAGGACTTTATGAACTCTCACGACTTTGTATTCGGCCCGATACACAACTAAAAGAGCACAATATTACCTCTTGGTTTGTATCCAGAGCGATTAAACAATTTCGTAGGGATACTGAAGTGAAAGCAATCATTTCTTATGCTGATAGTGATTTTCATAGCGGCACAATCTATCGCGCTTGTAATTTTACTTATGTTGGTTTATCAGATCCGAAAAAGGATTTTTATTTTGCAGACGGAACTAAACACTCTCGTGGAAAAGTGAAAGGATTGAAGGGTGAATGGAAAGAAAGAAGTCGTAAGCACCGCTATGTGATGATATTTGATAAATCTCTAAAGTTGCTTTGGAAAAAATGATAAATATCTAGAAAGTGTCTGAAAAATGGGAATCCAAATAAACGGACAAACTGATATTATCTCCGCTGCTGATGGAAGTTTATCAATAGAAGGTGCTGATTTAACGAGTGCGATTAACTTTAGCGTATCTGGTGTTGGCACAATCACAGATTTGAGAGCGACAAATGCTAACATCACGGGTGTTGTAACATCTGTTGGTGGATTTAATATTGGTATCCAATCTGCTGGTGCTCCCATAACTTCAGGAGTTGTTACTGCTTTTAATTTTGTTGGAGCAGGGAATACATTTTTATATAATTCCTCAACAAAAACCGTAGATATTAGTATTTCTTCACCTTCATCTACAATGGTGGTTGCAGTTCGAACTGGAACCGCTGTCACGTTCTCAATTCCAACAACCAGATTGCTATCAGTTTCAGCAAGATCTGGCACGATTAATGTCCCCGTCTAAATAAAGAAAAGACAAGAAAATGGCAAACAGATTTCCACTTATTGTTAATTCATCTGCTCTACAAATTCAGGAATTGGCAGCGGCTGATAATCTTGATTTAACCAGCAGTGGTATCGTAAATGCCACTAGTATTGGCGCAACACATATTAATGTAACTGGCGTTGTTACTGCTACAAGTTTCAGTGGGTCTGGAGCAAACTTAACTGGTGTCGCAGCAACAAGCAATATTAGCACAAATGCAATCACTAATAGTGGCGTTACAACCACCGCAACTCTTATTGTAACAGGTAATGCTTCCATTGGTGGAACTGTTACTTATATGGATGTTACAAACGTTGATTCCGTTGGTATTATCACCGCGCAAGTAGGTCTTCAGGTTCTTGCAAATGGTATTAATATAACGGGTGTCTCTACACTTTCCGATGGTGTCAATGCATCTCAAGGTGCAGATTTAGCACGATTACGAGTCACAGGTATTACAACCGTTGGAGTTGT